TCTGTAAATACAGCATTAGAAGGAATCAATAGCTGTTCAAATACACCATCATTAGTATCTAGCCTAGTCTCGTATATTTCACAAGCCATATTTATTGGCCTTAGCAAAGGGAATGTTTGATTTAATGCCCCAAAGAATCCTCCAACAAATGTGTTGCCTGAGAATCCATCAAAGTACTGCTCATTTACTCTCTTAGAGTCAAAAGAATTAAATCCATCAGAAGCAGTAAACTCCATAACTTCTCTGATTCCTACTTCATTAATTGTAAGGGTAGAATTGTTTATGTATCCTTCCCAAAACAAATTACCTTCTATAATAACTTTAAGTAGCCACTTTCTATAACCGCCTTCAAGAAGCTCGAAGTACTCGTCACGCATTCCGACAAGACCAAAGCTAAATGATGACCTTACGATTGGCTCTAGCTCGTCTTGACCAAAGTTCCCCCAACGGAATGAGAATCCTGCCGTATCTTTCTTTGTTGCAGCACCAACATATCCAAACTCATAGATTTCTAATCTTATGAGTTGATTAGATTGATCCTCAGTTTCTGAAAAGAATCTAAGTTCATAATCCACATCACTTGGAGTAAATGTGCCTGTAAGGTTAACTCTTAGCTTAACATCCCTTGATGGCATATTAAATGTCCAAGGGTTAGTTACCGAAGTCAGGAAACCATTGTTGATGTTGTAAGAGCTAAAGCTAAATCCAGAATCAAAGCTTCCTAGAATGGTTAAAGAAGTTCCTTCCTCATAGGATAGAAAAGGAGCTGCACCATTAACTGTGATTGAACCTGTGCCTCCAAATAGTCCCGAAATGAATCTGTATTCTGCCATTGGTCAAAAATACAAAAAAAAATAGGGATTATCTTGACTTATATTTAGTCTTCGATTAGTTTTGTCCCAACATGAACAGAACATTGAAAGAATCATCAGATGTTATCGCCAAGTGCATAGCAGAAATCAGGGCAACTCCTGAGAACATCACAGACGAATTAATCGAGAAAAGTTGCATTAAGTACGATGTCGATGAGGATCGCATCAGAAAAATAGCACTACTCAGAAAAAGAATTTAATGTAGTTATTTTGGGTTTTTGTTAACAGAAAGCCTTGGCCGTGTGGTCAAGGTTTTTTTTATCTTATGTTTCTTCTGATTTGAGCCTGTTCCACAAAGAATAGCAAATCATCTGGGCCTTTAAGCATTACTTCAACACCATACATTGATGAGCTAACAGATGCACTAGAATAATCCATTGATGGCAATTGAGGAATAATAACTCCATTAGTGTTAGGCACGAACAACTCAGGTCGTTTTTCACCTACAATGTAGGCTCTACCCTTAGATACAGGGCCACCAAATTCTCTTCTGTTTGTAAAGGTAGAGCCTGATCCTGATGACATTGAACTGCCTCCGCTACTACCAAAGTTTCCAAATGCAGCAAAAGCAGCGGCAACAACACCTAAAGCTCCTGCTATAAATGCAGGTAATGTTAATGGAGCAGCAGGTCCAGTTGCTAAAGAAGCTTGGGAAGCACCTGCAACAGCATTAGAGCCTGCTATTTTAAAGTTAGCAGCAACTAACTTACTTGCAAAAGTTAAAAATGTGCCAAGAAATGTTCCTAGTTGAGGATTATTAAATGCCCTACCAATAACAGATCCTAAACCTGTAAACGCTTGAGCTAAATCATCAACGGTAAACTTTATTTCATTTGATAATTCTTTAAAATTATCTGAAATTTCTTTGGTTGGTAAAGTTGTGATTATTCCTTGTTCTTTTACTTTTTGTAATGAACTCTGAATAAATTCTTCTCCAGTTGTACCAACTCTTCCTCCCTCTTGTAATCTTTGAAATTGCCTTCTTAAAGCTTCTACATCTCCTGATCTTGGAAGACCTCCATTAGGCAAAGCTATAATAGATTCAAAAGTCCTTTTTAATTTCCCAACCTCTGTATTTAATTCAGAAGTTGAATTAATATTTTTATCTATTAATTCCTCATATTGATTTGAATATGATACAACTGATTGAGTATATCCATCAATGTTTATTTGTAATTCCTTTTGTCTAAGACCTAATTCTTCTACATCTGCTTTTAAAGGAGTTATTATTCTTGAAATTTGTTCAAATTCTGAACCTGTAAATGTTTCACCAATTGATGTTAATCTACTAGCAGTCTTTAATCTTTCTTCTTCAACAGCTAATAACGCTTCTTTGCTTTTTAAAGTAGAATCTACAATTTCTTTTTGCTTAACAAGTTCTGGTAGTTCCTGTTCAGCAATAGAAGCTTTAGCTTTAGCAACAATAGCCTGAGTTAAAATTTCATAAGATTTAACTAATTGACCATTTAATAATTTCTCCTTGTCTCCTAATGAAAATATTTGAGGATAAAGTTCAATTAATTTTTTAACAGCTTTAAATCTTTCATCCCTTGAAAGAGTTTCGTCTTCAATTGTTTTCTTTAAATTTTCAACTTTAATTAATTCAACTGAAGCGTTTGCTGTTGCACTTTTAGTATTATCAGATATTTCTTTGAGTTTCTTTGATAAAGATTCAGTAGCAAACAAAGCATCAAAAGCACCTAATTGATATGCTTGCCAAGCAGCGGTTAAAGCAGATACTGCAAGAATTGCAAGATTAGAAGGTGTAATCAGAGCAGAAAAGAAAAGTTTAAGTTTTCCAGCAGCAGTTGTAGACTTGTCTCCTAATGCCACAAATTGCTCACCAAAATTTTGAATGTTGTTAGCAACACCTATAATTCCAAAAGGAGCATCTTGAATAATTCTGCCAAATGAAATAGCTGCACCACTAGCAGCTCCTGCTGAACGCTTTAAATTATCAAATGATTTTACAGCAGGTGCAGCAAAAGACTTACCTAGAGCATTTAATCTAGCTAACTCAATATTTGTTTGCTCAAGTTGTGCGTTATATTTAGCTATCTGCTGCTCATTAGTAGCTTGAGTCAAAGAAACTTTTAATGCTTTAGCTTTAAGAGTCAACTGCTCAATCAATCCAATCTTTCTCTTAAATCCTACATTAGATTTTTCAGAATCCGCAGCAGTTTCAGATTCAAATGATTTTAGACTTGCCTTTGCCTTGTTAAGGGCTGATTGCAAATCCTTTATGTCGGCAGTTAATCTTATTTGAAGCTCATTCATATTTCAAAAATACTAATTTTTAGCCATCTTATCTAAGAAGGCATTTCTACGAGCTTTAACTAAGGAAGAATCTAATTTCTTGCCACCCTGATCAGTAGGCAATGGGAAATACTGCTGAATAGATTTATTAGGACTCTTCTTAGGAATCGAGGTGTAAACCTGGTATGCAACAAGCCGATATTTTTCCCACTCTCTTGACTGACTAACCTGATGACCACGCATGGTCAAGATAGTCTCGGCAAAAGTCATTTGATAAAAATTTCGAGGAAGTATGCGAAGTTCACCAAAACATTCTTGGCAAATATCAATCCATGTTAACTTTTTTTTTCAGCGACAGAATCTGTCGTAGATTCCAATTCCTTAACCGCAGGCAAGTCAACTCCCATAGAAGTCCAAAAAGTTTGCCATACAGAATAGATGTCCTCTTCACCAATCTCTGCAATCCACTCTCCAACCTGCTCCACAGTTACAGACTCCTCAAAGCCTACAACATAATCATTGCCAATGATACCTGCGTAAATCAAAGTCTTAACAAGTAGAAAGTGATTCTTCTCATTAAGCTTCATGATTCGATTTAGCAAGTCCTCGGTCTCGAAATTAGCATTCTCACCCTTGTAGATAATCTTAGCAAGTTCGATAGCTGAAAAGTTGTTAAACCGCAAAGTTCGGTTCTTTCCGCCTATGTTTAGTGTCATTATTCCTGTCATGCCACTAATTTAGTAATAAATGTAACAAGCAAAAAAAAAGCTCCTAAAAAAGGAGCCTTTTTACTAAACACAAACACGAAAAACAGAAATTAAGTTGTTACTGCGTCATCAATTGGGCCAGAACCTGTGATGGTTACAGAGTATGTCTGATATTCAGGAGCAGTTGCAGTTTCGTCAAACTGAGAGATGAACCCTTCACCATATCTGATGTAAGAAGCATCTAGCGATTCAAACTTAAACTTTCTTGTTGCTCTAGCAATAGTATATCCAAAGATGTCTTCAGCAGAAACTTCATTAACACCTGGGTTGGTATTAACATCACCCTCAAAGCTCATTGTCCAAGAAGCAGTAGAAGGAAGGTTTCTTACGAAGTCACCAGTACAATCGTTGTTGATTTCTGTAGAGCCTACGGAAATAGACAAAGATTTTGAGGAGGTACAAACCGCCAATTTCCAAGATGGTGTTGAAGTTGCAGAAATGTCAATGTAAACACCAATATCTTTACTAAATAATTCGTTAGCCATAGTCTTATTATTTTATTATTTCAAAGGTATCAGATTTTTTTTTATAATCAAAATGGTACTACTATGTGAGAATATGTCCTAACATTTCTGTAAATCCAATATTCACCTGTTCTCAACTGAACACTATCAGAACTTGCTAGGTTGGTAGTTCCAATCTCCCATCCGTAAGCATTAATGTTAATGTCAGCATTACTCATAGGATTTATAATGTCTTCAATATCCTGAGCGATGTCAAATGCCTGATCCATACCCGTAGGTCTAGTAAATCCTGTTACAATATCCAAGGTAACATCAGCATTAAACTTCTTGCAAGTAGTATTCGTAATCTCAGAAGTAGTAATGCTAGAGATAATCACATAGGGATATCCTGCCATCTCAGGAATAGAAAACGCATCATAGATAGGTACACCTATCTCTGGATATAGTGCTTGAAAATAACCAGCTTTTAATGCTTTTGATAAATCCATAGTCAAAGATAAGGTTTTTTAACGATTTGTAAATCCAAACCTAGAACCCTGCTGCCTAAAGGACAATCTGCATCTGCAATTAATCGTGTTAGTCATAGAAGCACCTTGGGTTGAATCTCCAGGATATGCCAACTGCTGACCATTGATAATGAAGTTATTCTTTATCGGAATAAAGAATTTTGGGTCTGTAAATAGGTGAGCATCTCTAGTTCTATCGTCACGAATTGCTTTCCATGCTTTCTGCCAATTTAACCCTGAGCTTTCTAGTGCAAGAAGTTGTGCTTTGCTCATTGCGTTGGTAACCTCTGTTCTTGCAATCGTGTTAGATCGTAGCACAAGGTCTGTCTGTCTAATCAACTCAGCTATTTGCTGATTGCTTAGTCCATCAGCTCTGCTCTTGCCAATTAACTCGTTTACTCGCTTGACTCCTGTGGATAGTACTTCTGCAATTCTGAAGCCAATGTAGGTACTAAGAAAGCCATCCATAAGCCTTCTCCAAAAAGAAGTCATATCATTTACATCCTGGGGTGCAAGAGTACTTGCTACCTCATCAAAAATGTCTTTAGTCTTTATTTCTTGATTCGTGATTGGCTTGACAAACTCATTCCAAGTTAAAGTACCCTCATCCTCCATTATAAGCTGATACATGGCTTGATATACCATAGCTATACCTTGACTACTTACAGAGCCGATGTCTTGTCCTGACTCAAATAAACGAGCCATTTCATCGTACTGCTCATCTAATGCTCGATTGATTAGTCTAGCAAATCGTTTCTCAAAATAAGAATGTCTTGAAAGATATATTTTGTCCGTGTAGTTCATTTAGAACGCTCATATATTTCTACTCCTCCCCAGATAACTAAGAAGCAGAAAGATACGGATAAAAG